GTTCTTCGCACTGGAAGGTACTAAATTACTAATGCTCGTCAGAGCGTTCGTAAACTTTTCCCAAATTCCAGTTGTGTCAACATCGTCGTCTTCTGCTTGTAATCCATCAACTCTGTCTCGACATCCATAGTCGCCATTCAGTCCAAATTTCACACGAATTGCATAAAGCTTAGCGAGCCTCGAAAGGCTCAAGCCAGACTTCAACAAAAGTTCGTCTTCAATTCGGGTAGCATAAATGACGTATGGATGAGCTCTCAACTCTCCAAGCATTTGTAATCTCTGTCTCTTAGTCATCGCTCTCTCTAAAGATATCGCCAAAGTGGCAGCATCAATAGTTCTAGTAATGTTCTTAAAGAAACCTGTACACAAAACGCTAGGATTATCTCTCTCCATTCGAAAAATCCAGTCATCCAAAGCATAAACAGGGCAATCTCCATCGTGGGCAATCATCGGGCAAGAATTCTTTCGACACCATACGGCGTCTCTCTCAGGTACTTCGTTATCAATCGGTGGGTTCAATTCAATGCGGATCGCGTCAGCTATAATACTACAGCCTAAACAATCAACGCTATGTAAAGAACGAAACTCTTGAACAACTTTCGCTGAAATAAAAATTCCTTGGGGTTCAGAATCGGGGGTCGGGTTCGGATTAACTAAATCTTCGGAGTTAGAGCTTTTCCTGGAACAAATAGGCATAACTATGCCATCTTTGTCAGTACTCAGAACTAAACCTGCTCTAGTCATCTTTATCAAATCATCTTCTTCATCACTCTCTTCAGAAAGCTCATGGGATAAACCATTCACTATCTTCAAATTCGCTGGGCTCTCTGGATTAAAGAAAATGGTGTTTCCGTGCAATAAAGCACATACTGTTCCATTCTCATCAATCCAGAACTTGGTCGGGGTTTCCAAAAACGCCTCTCTAATAGTCTCTCTCAAGTCAATTAGTTCGGCGTGGTCATGTATAATTCTCGATTTCATAAGTGCTGTGCTGTCAAAATAGGCAACATCGCATTCTTCGTCCTCGATCATTATAGTCATCATCTTCGCAGTAGTTTGCTGGCTTTCACCAGTCGATCTTGCCTGCGGGGCACTCGATC